GATTTTACTTTTCATCTCTCTACCTTTATTGTTTTGGAACTCTGACCAAACCCTCCCTAAAAGCATCTGTGTTTTCTTGTCCTTCACCATATATTTTAAGTCTGCTTATGGCTTCTGTAAATCTTGCTGTATAAAGTTGTATTAAATCTGTCTCACCTTTCATAAAAGTGTAAGCCTCAACTAAACTTGCATAAAGTAAAGCATCAGGAGCATTGGTACTTATCCAAGTTGTACCAGAATCATCGGTTGTCAATGATGTAGGTCTATAATAATAATGTAATTCAACTGAATAATTAGAATCTGGAGTCGGTGCAATTATGAATGTATCAACATCGAATGAAGAATAAAATCTTGGACTGCCTGTGGTGTTTGGATTAGGATTAAATTGTTGTATATAATTAACATCTTTTTGTAATAAAAAAACATTTTCACTGCTTGAATTTACATAAGATAAAGAAAATGTAGATAAATAATCAGATGGTTTTTCTAAAAATTTATTACTACTACTCATAGTTCCAGTAACATTTTTTCTAAAATAATCTAAATCGACTACTTTAAATATTCTTTCTTCTGCGTTTTTAATAAAAAAAGGTATCTCTGCTACAAAAGTTGACTCATCATTTTGTGTCCATTCTTGAATAGAGGCTGTTAATGTTGTTAAAGTAAAACTCATGTTGTACTCACTGTTACTGTTCCTACTGATGCTGTTGCGCTAAAAGATGTTAACAAACTTCCTAAATTACCTAATCCAACATTTGTGTAAACAATAAATTCTTTATTATCATCTTTAACATCTGGTCTTGCATTTCTTAACGCTTGTGGATCAGTTGGAACTCTTGGTGGTGTTAGTTGAGGATGTTTTTCTTCGTATTCATCTTTGCCAACTAAAGAACCATTCCATTCCTTACGCATGTCTTTTAATCTATATCTGAATCCAGAACGATCTGATAGTCCAAAAGCGTGTTTACCAGATGCAAAAACTCCCATTATCCTACCTTATAATAATTAAGTTGTGGCGTTACAGTAAATGAAGATCTGTCTCTATCTTCACCCATAGCTCTTTCAAACTCTTCTTCATATACAGTCTTTAACAACTGTATTCTATCTGGAGCTTTTTTCATAGATATATAATATGCTAATCCAGCAGTCAAACAAGGATAAAATCTAAATGGTATCTCCATAGTATTAACTTGTGTGTCTGCATCTTGTATTCTTGTAAGTGCATCATATACAATAATATCTGTGCTGTTTTCTGGTGTGGGCCAAATCTTTAAATTAGGTGTTATTTGTCTATCAAGAAAAAATTGAGTTGTTCTACCAGTAGTTGCTTTATTTGGTATCGCTAAATAAGTATCTCTGCTTATACGAGTCATACTAAAGTCTGTATCACTTCTTCTTACGACTGCTGAGAGTATATCTATAACGTCTGTTCCTAAAGAATATTCTCTATCACTAGCAGTTAAAGTTTGTGTTCTTTGTTCTATAGTCCATTGATTCAAACCTCTATTAGCCCATTCCGCTAACATAATATTCATGGATCTTCTAGCAGTTTGTAGATCATAACCAGTGCGAGCTTCTAATCCACATCTTTCAAATGCTTCTTCAATATATTCAGCTACGTCAAGTTCAAAATTTGTGGAGCTAGATGTTGTCATTTCTTTTTTCTCCTAAGAGCTTTTACTCTTCTTGGTTTACCTGCTGGTTGTCCTATTCTATTCTTTTGACTTATTCTACTTCTTTTTTCAGCCGCTGTCATCTCTGATCTAGTTTTAGGTGTTTTAGAACTAACTCGTTTACTAGGTCTACAATAAGGAGTGCCTCTCTTCTCGCCTTTTTTACGACCACATGGTTTACCTGTTTTAACGTCTTTCCAATCTTCTTTAAACCACCGTTTAAGGGCTAATCCAGATTTTGTTTTTCTTACAGCCATTATCTATACTTTGTAACTTTACGTCTATTACTCATAACGATACCACAGCCACGAGCTATGTTTTTATTTTTAGCAGGTCTCTTACGTTTTTGTTTAGTAACATTGCCACCATTTTTTAATTCTATAACACCACCTTCAGCTTTCTTTTTAGCTTTCTTTTTGCCTCCAGTGCCATAATTTGCTGCACCTACTTTACGGCATTTTGCGATAGCTCCTGAAGCATACGCACTTGGAAATACTCTATATCTAGCTTTTACCTTGTGATAACATGCGTCTTTTGGCATTTTTTTTCACCTTTACAATTTTTTTATTTTTCTTTTTCTTTCCAAAAGGTTTGGATATTTGTTTACTCATTTGAGATCTACCCATAACCATTATAATAACTGCTCCAATCCACTAGCAACAATAATTAATGATACAATCATCCACAATCTATTGTCTAATTTTTTCAAATGATCTTGAATTTCAGCATATCTTTTGTCACAAGACTCTTCGTGTTTTTCTAGTAATTTTAAAACTTCTGTCGCTTTCATTAACACTTCCATCTTCTTCTTGCCTGTCTAATTCTTGAATTAGGATCATTTCTTGTTTTAGCTGACGCTCTTTTAAGCTGTCCTAATGATCTTGCACAATAAGACTTACGTCTTTTAGCAGCTTTGCTACCAGGTTTAACTTTGCCAGTAACAGCAGTTTTAAGTTTACTACCAGGATTTTCTCTTCTATATCGAGCAACACCTGCCTTAGTCATTCCCGCACCACTTTTAGTGGAGCGGAAATACTTTTTAGTCTTAGGTGGTTGTTTGTCTTGTTTTCTAGCCATTAGGACAAAAACAAAGTAAGTTTGTTACCACTGCCAGTAAAAGCATGTATGTATGCTCCACTTTCAGCCAACACTCCTGCATCTGGAATGTTCAAAGTATGTAACCCAGTTGGAAAACTCTGAACCAATATATCTGATCCACCTGAACCATTTTTAATGGTTAATGCACCAGCAGAATTACCAAAAATTACTATTTGTCTTATCCTTGATCTTGCAGGACCTACAACCGCTGCGGCATCACCTTGATCGTGATTAAATGCTTTTACATCAGACCTAATCGCCATAAATGCCTCCTATTAAGCTGCGTAACCCATTAACTCTATAAATAATTTACCAGCAGTGTAATCAGCGTCTGTTGCATCACCAGTTGTTAAATATAAAAAAGAATCTGCGGCAGGAACAGCGGAAAAGTAAACTTTACTTCCTAATGTTGCATCACCTGCGTTCACTAATAATGTTTCAGTCAAATCACCAATAGCACCGTCTTCTACTCCAGTTCCTTCTGTTGCAGAATGCACATTAATATCAGGATCACCACCAGCAGGTGCTTCAAAACATTCCATGCTACCAGTAAGTATAGTACCATTTCTAGCAGCAGTTATTTGACCTATGTGACAAACTAAAGAAGTGCCATTAACACCAATAATATCACCAGAACCAGTTGATCTTAAACCAGTTAAATCAATTAATATTCTTGTTGTAATGATACCACCAACTCTTTGAACAGAGCTTCTATAGATAGTTCCAGTGCCAGTTGTAATACCAGTTCCTGCTTCTACTGCCATTGTATTGGCATCCATAGATGCAAATCCAGCAGATGAAATTGACATTTGAGTTGTTTCTACTCCTGTGCTTGCAGCAGTAGCTATGGATGAGTATCCACCTTCAGAACGTAGAGTTCCCTTAAAAGTTGTATTAGCCATGTAAATCTCCTTGTCGTGGCATTTGTCGAAGTTGATTCTTCGTCAAGGTAATTTAACTATACATAAAAAAAAGGTGACTCGCAAGCCACCCTTTTAATAATCGAACAATTGTTCGTTAAGCTGCGCCTGGTGATCCAAACACACAACGAGGATCAGAGAATCCAAAAGCATATCTTTCTCTTGCTTTATATCTCATATTTCCTGTGTCGAAATCTGCTTCCATACTTGTGCTTAATGGTGTTCTTTCAAAATATTTGAAACCATTTGGAGCATCAGTTTTGATGAAAAACGCATCTGTATCTGTTAAGAAATGGTTGATAACGTAACCTTCTGGTAACATTCCCATATTCTTAACTGCGTTTACATCGTTGTCAGCAGTTCCAGGTCTTAGAGTTGACTCTAATAAACGATCAGCGACAAACTGTAGTGCTGGTGGAATGATTAACTTCATACCACGAAGAGCTACAATCATGTTTCTCTCGTCAACAAAATTAGAAATGTCAATTAATGCACTTTCTAACGATGTTTCGTTCAAGTCAGCGGCTGCTGATGGTTCATTTGAAAATGTTCCACCACCACCTAGAGGATGGTCTGTAGCACAAAGCTCTTTTCCATCACCACCAGTAAAGCTGGAATCAAACGCATTGTTTAATGTAGCAGCAGCTTTTACTTGCTTAGTGTGTGCCATTGATCTTGCTAGTGCCTTTGTGTATCTAGCACCAAGACGATCATAGAGATTATCTTCCATTGCTTCCTCAGTTAATGCGAAAGCCAATGCAATTGTCTCCATTGTATATCTTGATGTATATACTTCGTTTGCACTATCAAAAGATACACCAGCACCCTCTGATTTAGTTGCAGCATTACCGAAACCACTAATCATTACTTCTTCTTCAAACGCTCTGTCTGATGATTCTGTATCATAGATTTCCGCATGCTCATTATCGTAACGGTCATATTCCATGCCAAATAGGGCATTTAGACCAGGTTCTAGTTCTTTAACTAGTTGCGCTCTTGATATAGCCATAATCTAAACTCCCTTATGCTAATCCTGCACCTTTTTGTCCAAAGATGTGGTTTTGAATCACAGCATAGACATTGGTTGCATCTGATGAAACATCTGAATTTTCTGGATCTTGAGAAATATCTATAACCTTTAGAGGTAAACCAGCAGTGGTTGCTCCATCGGATACATTTAATTCTGCACCAGAAATTCCCGTGACAGTAGACCCTGCTGTTGTATAAACAACATCAAAGTTACCAAGTAAATCTGCAATTGGAAATGCAGCGTTACATTGAATCTCAAAAACAACCATTGGGTCGTCAATGATAAAAGCCTCAATGTCGGAAGCATTTGTACTTGCAGGGTAAAAATTGGAAAAAGTTTCCTTTTTAGTCGTAGGGTCTGTGTACCTACAACCGTTGAACACTCCAACTATCGGAACAGTGCCACCATCAGCGTGAATTTCCACGCCTCCGCCAGTGACTTGCATTACTAAATCACCTTGAAATATAGCAGTTCCATAATTGGCAGCGATTCTATATCGGCTTTGTCCACCAGTATAGGGTGTTCCACCTATTCTTTTAACAGGACGTAATCCGAAAGCAGCATCTTGATTTGCCATTTAAGTCTCCTTAAAATTAAAATTACGAGTCAACGGACTTTTTGCCACCAAAGGCGACTTGAGAACGTCTCTCAGGTTTAAGCATAGGCATTGCAGAATTTGAATCTCTCATCATATCTCTGTCAATAGCCTCCATTTGATTATTTGTCTTGTTTCGATAATATTCATTTCTCTGCTCGACAAGTTCATCAGGTATCCGTGCTAACAAAAGACCACCCTGACCGATTACTCCAGCATTTTTGCCTTCATCAATTACAGGTGCATCAAAGTCGGGATATTCTTCAGCACGAACTAATTCATATCCTTCTCTAAGCCGTTTATGAATATTTGATCTATCATCATATTCCATAACTCGTTCTCTTATCCATCTGTGCTTATAACCCACAGGTGCTTCTGGAGCATCTAGCGTTGCTGGTGGCTTCCATTGTTGTACTCTCGCATTTTTCTCACGAGTTTGCGACTCTCGATTAGTACGATCAGCCATTACGCTACTCCCTTTTGTTTTTCTATTTTAGCTACTTCCTGTGCATATTTTTCCAACGGTATCCTCATTTTTTTAGCAAAGGCTACTTGACCAGGAGTTAACTCAATAGTTTTTTTACCACCCTTTTTTAGAGACCGCCCACTGGACGCAGGAGCTACAGATTGGGTGTTTTTCTGTCCTCCCTTAAACTTGTGTGGAAATTCTATAGCCATACGTCTACTAACTTCCGTATAATAATCATCAGTTGATGGATCAAATCCTTCTTGTCCAACTAATTGCTCATGTATAGCTCTTGCTCCACTTGTCATAATCATATCAGTTCCAAACCAAGA